TGATGTTATAGAAAAAGGCAACAATGCCTTAGAAGATATAATGGATGTCGCTAAGCAATCAGAGTCTCCTCGTGCTTACGAAGTGGTCACTAATCTGATCAAGACAATGGTCGATGCAAACAAGGACCTTCTTCAGCTAGCAAAGACGAGAAAAGAATTAGAAGCGAGAGAACCCGAAAAAGCACAAGTGACGAACAATAACTTATTTGTCGGTTCTTCTGCAGAACTTTTAAAGATGATTAAAAATGGTAACGAGTGAGCTCACATATTACTTAGGTAATAAGAATCTAAAACGCAAAGACATCAAGATCGATTATACGAAAGAGCAGATCGAAGAATACATCAAGTGTTCTAGAGATGTAGACTATTTTTGTGAAAAATATGTCAAGATTGTCTCGGTCGATAAGGGATTAGTCCCGTTCAAACCTTTCGACTATCAGAAGAGGATGTTCAAGTCATTCGATGATCATCGCTTCACTATCTGTAAGATGCCTCGTCAGGTCGGCAAGACAACGGGTGTTGTCGGATACCTCCTTCATAAAGTGCTATTTAATGAGAACTATAATGTCGCAGTCCTCGCAAACAAAGAGAGGCAAGCGAGAGAGATATTATCCCGTGTCCAATTAGCATATGAGTGGTTACCTAAGTGGCTCCAGCAAGGCATCGTCGAATGGAACAAAGGAAACATTGAGCTTGAAAATGGATCGAAGATGCTCGCTTCTTCTACATCATCTTCAGCAATCCGTGGCCAATCATACAACCTCATCTATCTTGATGAGTTTGCGTTCGTTCAGAGAAACATACAAGATCAATTCTTCGCATCCGTCTTCCCTACGATCTCTTCAGGTCAATCATCTAAATTGATAATCACGTCTACACCTAACGGGATGAATCTATTCTATAAGATATGGATGGATTCTGTCAACGGAAATAATGACTATGCCCGAGTAGACGTCCATTGGTCAGATGTTCCTGGCCGAGATGAGGAATGGAAAGAACTGATGATCAGGAGCACGTCTGCGGACCAGTTCAGACAAGAATTTGATTGTCTGACAGGAGATACAAAAGTTAATATCTTATTTAAAAATAATACAACCAAGAAAGTTACAATCGAACAAATTTATAAATAATATGATTGTAAATTTGGAGGATATGATGGATTATAGAAAATTATGGGAATCCACTAACGGCGTTATTCCTAAAGATGATAATGGGTTTTCGTATGAAATACATCATATAGATGGCGATCATAATAATAATGATATATCAAATTTAAAATTAGTATCTATTAGAGAGCATCTACAAATTCATTTAGATCAAGAAGATTGGTTTGCAGCAGCTCTCATTTCTAGAAGATTAGGATTGGGTTCTGATTATAGTAGCAAATTACAAACTGGCAAAAAAAGACCTGGCATAGGAGGTGTTCCTAAAGGAACAATTCCATGGAATAAGAATAAAAAAAATTGCTTTGATGAAAATACTATTAATAAATTTAAAGAAAAAAGAAAAGGCAACAGATACGGAAAATTAAAAGTGTCTGATGAAACATGTTTAGAAATAATAAAATTATTTAATGATATTGATGATCTTGAAGATGTTGGATGTAAATCAAAAAACGGCAAAATTTTAACTAAACAAACTGTTTTTGCTAAAAAATATTGTTCTTTATACAATATATCAGCAGAACAATTATTTAATATAATTACTGGAAAACGTAATGTTCAAATCTAATCATGATTTAAAAATAGATACTCCTAACGGATTTTTATCTTTTAAAGGTATTCAAAAAATTACCAAGAGAGGTAAGATTACCTTACAATTACATTCAGGTGAGAACTTATCATGTTCTCCTAACCATAGAATAAAAACAATATCTGGATGGAAATCAGCTCTTGAATTAGAATATGACGATGAAGTAATATGCAAAGATCACAATTCAAAGATATTTCACATAGAATTTGAAGATGGTGATTTTGAATATTATGATATTGTTGGCGTTGAAACAAGTGAGTTTTTTTCTAATGATATATTATCTCATAACTGTGAGTTCCTCGGATCGACCAATACCCTCATCCATCCTAACATATTGTCTAAGCTCGTATTCAATACGCCTTTTAGGGAACAACACGGCGTCAAGATATACAAAGAACCTATCAAAGATCATGTATATTCGATAACTGTTGATGTATCAGAAGGTCTTGGCCAAGATAGCTCATCGTTTGTCGTAGTAGATTGTAGCACGATACCGTATGAGCTAGTCGCAACATATAAAGATGCAAATATTTCTCAATTATTATTCCCTACGCTTCTTGCTAGCATCGGGAGGTATTATAATGAAGCTTCTATACTAGTCGAAGTCAATATAGGATCTCAGGTCGTCAATATCCTACATCAAGATCTTGAGTATGAGAATGTCGTGATGACTAAGATGAGCGGGCGTAAAGGCACTGTGATCGGCGGTGCTGGGAATCAGAACAGGTTGGGCATCAAGACGACTAAGGTCACGAAGCGGATAGGCTGCTCGAATCTCAAGTCTATCATCGAAGGTGATAAGATATTTCTGAATGACTATGATGTCATCAATGAGCTATCTACTTATGTCGTAGACGGAACTTCATATAATGCAGAAGACGGATATCATGACGATCTTGTGATGTGTCTAGTCTTGTTTGCATGGATGGTAAACCAGAATTACTTCAAAGATGTCTCTAATACTGACATAAGAAGAAGGATCGTAGAAGAAGTAGAAGATGATTTTACACCATTCGGGATCATCGATGACGGTCGAGAATCTGAGATAGGTGAGCGGATCCTCTCTGCTGATGAGTTTGAGCGATTTCTTCTAAATTGAGATTTTATAAATAAACGTACAAGATATTGATTTGTTTATATTATAAAAGGAGAAACAAATGGCATTTCAAATAAGTCCTGGTGTTAACGTATCAGAAATTGACTTAACAACTATTGTTCCTGCGGTATCTTCTACAGAAGGTGCTTTTGCGGGAGTTTTTCGTTGGGGTCCTATAGAAGAAAGAGTTCTTATCTCTTCTGAGGATGAATTAGTCAATCAGTACGGCAAGCCAACAGCAAATAACTTCGAAACATTCTTTACAGCTGCTAACTTTCTAGCATATGGCAATCAACTGTATATCTCAAGAGCAAATGCAGGCGGGAATACAGCTGTAGCAAATACTGGAACAGTAGACAATTTAATTATTAAAAATTTAACAGATTTTGAATATCAGTATTCAACATTGGCAACATTAGCTAATACTGCATTTGCCGCAAAATATCCTGGTGTCTTGGGTAATTCACTTAAGATTTCAGTATGTCCTTCAGCAAATGCGTTTTCTAAAGTAAAATATGCTTATAACGGAACAAATACGGAAATTTCAGCTTTAACAACTGCAAATACTAAATTTTCACTACCAGTTGGATCTAGCGTAGCAAATATTTCTTTTGGTTACACTCAAAATACAGCTACTGCTGCTTTGATGGGTGCAGATATGTTAAGCAGACTTACTGTAGGTGATATTCTTGAAGTAGGAAATACTACTACCGGCGTTCAATACATGAAGATTGCTACTCTTGGATCAGTTCAAACAATCAGTGTTGCTGGTCCAGCAAGCAATTCATTCTTTAATGTCACATTCGATGATACATTTAAACAAAGATCTGACATTTCTATAGAAGCTTCTGCCAATTCAACAACTAATATTTTTACAAGACGTTGGGAATACTTTAATTCTGTAGATACTGCACCTGGCATTTCAAATTATGTTGCAAACAGAACTTCAAATACAAGCATTGCAGATGAAGTTCATATTGTTGTTGCAGACGAAGATGGTGCTATTACTGGCATTCCTGGACAGATTCTTGAAGTTTGGTCAAATCTTTCTAGAGCAACAGATGCTAGAGGCGAACAAGGCGGATCAATATACTATCGTGATGTTCTAAATCAGAGCTCACAATATGTATGGTCAACTAGAGATTATCTCGGATCAAATGTTACAGGTGATTCTTTCTCAGGTCCAAATATCACTTCAAACAAGATATTCTCTTTCGTAAGTGGTGGTGATGGTTCAGCTGAAACTGATATTTCAGTTGCTAACTTAGCAATAGCCTATGATAAATTTAAATCCGCAGAAGACATTGATATTTCATTAGTTCTTGGTGGTAAAGGAAGAGGCGGAAATGGCGAGCAACTAGCAAATTATATCATCGATAATATTTGCGAATACAGAAGAGATTGCGTAGCGTTTGTCTCTCCTGATCAGACAGACACAGTAAATGCTCCGACTCGTGAACTTCAGAACGTGATTGATTTTAGAAATCTTCTAAGATCGACATCATATGCTGTTCTTGATTCTGGTTACAAGTATCAATACGACAAGTATAACGATGTATATCGTTGGGTACCAATGAATGGCGATACTGCTGGTCTTTGTGTGAGAACAGACAATATCCGTGATCCTTGGTTCTCACCAGCAGGATTTAACAGAGGTCAGATCAAGAATGTTGTTAAATTGGCATTCAATCCAGACAAAGCAGACCGTGACCAACTCTATAAGAACGGAATTAACCCAATCGTTAACTTCCCAGGTCAGGGTGTTGTATTGTATGGTGATAAGACTCTACTTGCCAAGCCATCAGCATTCGACAGAATCAATGTACGCAGATTGTTCATTGTTCTTGAGAAGGCGATTGCTACTGCTTCCAAGTTCACATTGTTCGAGTTCAATGATGAATTTACAAGAGCTTCATTCCGTAACCTAGTGGAACCTTACCTAAGAGATGTGCAGGGTCGCAGAGGCATCTTTGACTTTAGAGTTGTATGTGATGACACAAACAATACTCCAGAAGTGATTGATCGTAATGAGTTCAGAGGTGATATCTACATTAAGCCTGCTCGTTCTATCAACTTCATCCAGCTAAACTTCGTGGCTGTACGCACTGGCGTAGAATTCGAAGAAATTGTTGGTAGATTTTAAGGGGGAGGGTTAGAACAATGGCTTTCAATATTAACGATATCAGAGCTCAGCTTACCTTCGGTGGCGCTAGGCCTTCTCTATTCCAAGTAATCATCAGCAATCCTATCAACCCAGTAGCTGATTTTAAGTTACCATTTCTGTGTAAGACAGCTCAGCTACCGAGTTCTGAATTGGGATTGATTGAAGTACCTTACTTCGGAAGAAAACTCAAGATGGCAGGTGATCGTGTGTTTGCTCCATGGACGGTAACTATCATCAATGATGAAGATTTTATAGTAAGAAATTCAATGGAAAATTGGAATAACTATATCAGCCTTTATCAGGCAAATAGAACTGCTCTTGGATCTGGTGCACCAGGTCTTTATAAGTCACAAGCAACAGTCACTCAGTTCGGCAAGGCTGGCGAGATCCTAAGAACATATCAGTTCAACGGGATCTTCCCACAAGTCATCGCTCCGATTGATCTTGCTTGGGCAGATACAGATGTGATCGAAGAATTCCAAGTACAATTCCAGTATGATACATTCCAGGTATTGAATGGTACTACTGGAAATGCTGGTGGTTCGTAAAAATTAAGGATTGAGAGCCGTTATAAATATAACATGTAGCGGCTCTCATTCTTAAGGAAAAACATTATTATGCAGTTATTTGGATTTAGTATCACCAGAAAAGATGAAGAACCAGTCGAATCTTTTGCCCCAGAGGTAAAAGATGATGGCGCGATGGTCGTTGCTGCAGGTGGCGCATATGGCACCTATATTGACCTTGATGGCACAGCAAGGACAGAAGCAGAGCTAGTCTCCAAATACAGAGAAATCTCCTTACAACCTGAATTAGAGATGGCAATTGACGATATCGTCAATGAAGCTATCGATACTGATGCTGATAACATCGTAGAGATTAATCTCGATAAAGTCAATTATTCGGATCCCGTAAAAGATAAGATCCGTGAAGAATTCACTAATATATTGACCCTCTTCAATTTTAATTTTGAATCTTATGAATTATTCAAGAGATGGTATGTCGATGGTAGGATGTACTATCATGTTATCATCGATGAAGAAAATCCTAGATCAGGTATCAAAGAACTCCGTTACGTCGATCCGAGAAAGATCCGTAAGATCCGTGAGATCAAGAGGAAATCAAAAGGCGGGATCACTGTCACGAATACTCAGAGAGAGTATTATGTATATAATGACAGGAGCTTCCTCCCTGCAGGCGGCAATGCAGGCCTTCCGATGGACACATCTGCGACAGGTGGTGTTAGGATAGCAGTCGATGCCGTCCTTCATGTCACGTCAGGATTGATGGACAAGAACAATGCGCTAGTATATTCATATATCCAAAAAGCGATCAAACCTCTCAATCAATTAAGAACACTTGAAGATGCGACTGTCATCTATCGTATCTCCCGCGCTCCTGAGCGCCGTATATTCTATATCGATGTGGGTAATCTTCCTAAGGTCAAGGCAGAACAGTATCTTCGGGACATGATGATCAAACACAAGAATCGTCTCGTGTATGATGCGTCTACGGGTGAGGTACGTGACGACCGCAAGTACATGACGATGCTTGAAGATTATTGGTTGCCGAGAAGAGAAGGCAATCGTGGCACAGAGATCACGACTCTTCCTGCAGGTCAGAACCTCGGTGAGCTTTCGGATGTAAACTACTTTCAGCGTAAGTTGTATCAGGCATTGAATGTTCCTATCTCAAGATTAGAACCATCTTCAGCAGGATTCAACCTGGGTCGTAGTGCAGAAATATCTAGAGATGAAGTAAAGTTCACGAAGTTTGTGGGAAGATTGCGTAAGCGCTTCTCACAATTATTCGCTAAGGCATTAGAAAAACAATTGATCCTCAAAGGCATCGTATCAGAATCTGATTGGCCTGAGATCCAAAATGCTATATCGTTTGACTTCACAATCGATAATCACTTCGAAGAATTCAAAGAAGCAGAAGTTCTCCAGAATAGGATACAGCTTTTACAACAAGCAGAACCATACATCGGCAGGTTCTTTTCTGATCTCTGGGTGAGAAAGAACATCCTCAAGCAAACAGATGATGATATCAAACAGATGATGGAGGAGATGCAGGAAGAAGGTTCTGATGTCGCACAGCAAGAGCAAGAGCAACAACCTGAAGGACCTGCACCTAAACCTGTCTCAACCATAAAAAGTAAACCTAATCTTGCAATCGGAACATCAAGATAATATAAATATAACATAATTATTGGAGGAAACATGAGCAACGTAGAAGATATTTTAGCATATGCGTGGGATAAGAATGCAGCTGATCTGAAGTCGGCAGTTGCTGCAGAGATGGGATCAAGGGTCTCAGCTCATATTAATAATATGTATGCTGACGTTGCTGCTAGTGTTTTTGGAAATACATCAGCTAATGAGGATGACTCTTCATTAGAAACAGCAGCAGATTCATACGAAGGTGCCGAAAATGAAGAAATTTAAGAATCTCATCAGCGAGATCCAACAGCCGCTATCACAGGGCGAG